TCCTAAATCTTCTCCTAGTTTTTTCCAGAAGTTATCCAGATATAAATGCTTCATATTCGGCGGAACCATTCCACCGAGCGCCTTTACGATATCGCTGGTCATCACGATCATGGTTGGCAATCGCTTGCCTTGTAGAAGGTCGTTGCCGTAGGTCATTGACGGCCGCTGTTGCATCGCCGCCATCAGATGTAAATCCCACTCGGCTGTGCGTGGGCGGTGGTCATCGCCTAAGAAGGCGAAGAAGTCATACTTATCTTGCTTTGCGATCGCGTTGGCTGCCTTGTTGATGGGGTAAGCCATTCCTCGGGTTTGGTTCTCGATCGTCATGCAGCGCTCTGCGCCTACTTCGAAGTGGTACTGATCGTGCTCCGGGTCGTTTGCGTCAATGATGAAGAGCAGGTCGCTTGCTGCTGAAAGCTCTTCGTGAGCTGCAAGCAGGGGCGTTGCGTTCATTGGGCGGCCGCGAGTTGGCACCAGGATGATCATCTTGTTCATCGGTTGCTCGCAATCTCGCCGGCTATCGCTGCGTATGCGGCTAGATCTATAAATGAATCATCGCTCTGTGTCTGCATCAAACGTGCAATTTTTACCAGCGCCATGCAAATTGCAACCTGCTCTGGCTTGATCTGTGTTTCCAGATATGTCGTCCAGAGGTCTGCAATTCTTTGGTGGTTTGTATATGGGTCGCCGTATTGGTTCTGGCGATCGCTTGATGTCAGGCGTGCTGCTTCTTTAAGAATATCCCCCCGATTCATCAATTACTTTGCTCCGCGTCCGAACTCGGTTGCCTTACCATCGAGCGCCTTAAGAACTGGCCCTGCGATCGCTGCTAGGCCGGCTACCAAGTAATTCTTCGCTGGCTGGTTTGGATCTGCTAAATAAAGAGCTGCGGCTGCTGCGGCTGCTGCTCGTAGGTACGTCTTGATAATCGCTTCAAGTGCTGGCTTGTTCATTCTGTCTCCTTAAAGGTTGGCTTTCCAAAGCCGACAATGGTTACGGCCATTGATGGCTTGAGTTTGCCCCGGTTCTTCTTCTGGTAGGCCCTGATCTTACGGCAAACCTGGCCTCCGTTGCGTTGATCGCCCTTCTTATCGGGTGCTGTGTTGCCTTCGATCGTGGTAACTGTGCCGTCTTTGTTGTCCTTGATCACGATTCCGACGTGGCTGATCCGGTCGAGTGCGTCTCCTGGAAAGTCAAAGAATACGATGTCGCCTGGCTCTGGCGTTGCCGTAGCTGCGTCTTGCCACTTCTTCTTGTCCATAAAGGCTACCGCCCCTGCCGGGGTGTAGGTGCAGTTTGGAATTCGTACGCCGGCTTGCTTTGCCACCCAGTTAACGAAGGCGCCGCACCATGCGACGTTTGCCTTCTGGTATTTCGTCTGGTTATTGGCTGGTCCTTCGATGTATCCGAGCTCTGCTGTTGCAATCTGGATCATCTTGTCTCTTTGGTTCATTTTCTGCCCCCTTTGGTTCTATTGTTTTCCAATAGCAGGCTGTATATCTCGTCGACTCTGGTTTCGACCCGAGTCATCCGGTCGTTCATCGAGCTGCCGCCGTTTGGCTTTAATTCTGCAAGGTAATGCTTAACAAGCCACCGGGTGACGGCGAGAAATGCTCCGGCGATCGTAATGATCGAAACTATCAGCGCTGCCCAATCTTGAGCTGTCATTTTCCGATTGCCATCACCATCATGGTCACGGTTCCTGAAGCTGTAATTCCCCAGATACCGTTTGCCTTGTTTTCAATGCTGATTTTATCGCCGTTGTCCATGCGGTATCCGGTGCTTGTTGTCACGTCGCTATTGCCTACAAAGCATTGGCCGCTTGCGCTATGAAGATAGACCATCTCTGCTTCTTGGGTTGCGTCAACGAGTGCCGTTGGCGATGTTGTCACGGTGACTTGCCGGGTGCTGATTCCCATTGTTGCTCCTTATAGAATCTTATTCACCGGTCAGGTTCGGTGTGGATAGTTCCGCTTGAGAAATAAATTCATCTTTAAGTTCATCGTAGAAATCACCAATTGCTGCAAATTTGCCACGAAAATTTGCATTGTAAGATGTTTGAATCCAAACTCCACCCAAATTTTCTATTAGCCATTGATAACCTTCATCACCATTTTCATCGTCGTTATCTCCGACAGTAATTCGAAGCACAATGTTGTTTTGATCAATTTCTGCCCAATGACTCATTAGTCCACCTGCGATTTCGTATAACGAACAATGACAATTCCTGAACCGCCAGCAAATCCGCCTGAACTGCCGCCTGATCCAATAGTCGGCCCGCTACCACCTGCTCCTGTATTTGCATCTCCGGCAGCAGCCTTATTAGATCCGCCTCCGCCTGAATTTCCTGCATTTGAATACCCTGCCCCTGGGCCTCCACCTGCGTATGCCCCGCCCACTCCGGTTGATGTAGCCGTAGCCCAATCAGAATATGACGATGAGGCCGCGCCGCCTGTACCGCCTGTACCGTTTGTACCATTCGCACCGGCTCCTGCTGCGCCGCCGCCGCCGCCGCCCGAGCTTGCAGTTTGTGAGTTTATTGCGTATCCGCTGCCACCGTTATTACCTTGACCTGATATACCTGATCCACCGGCATAAGTTGTAATAACTGGCCCCGTTTGCTCCCAAGATCCGCCGCCGCCGCCGCCCGATCCTCCACTAGCTCCGGTTGTTTGGCCGTTTGTGCCGCCGCCGCCGCTTGCACTAGCTAAAGTGTTTATAGATGAGTCTGATCCTGTGCCACCTGATCCGCTAAAAGTAGCTGCACCGGCACCGCCGGCACCAATAGTAACAGCGTAAGATCCCGGGCTAACTGTTTGACTACCAGAGTAAGAAAGTCCACCGGCACCGCCGCCACCTGCGGCATTTGTAAAAATTACCACGCTTGTACGGTTACGTCCTCCGCCACCTCCGCCGCCGCCGGCAATAACTAATAAATCAGCGGTTAAATTAGAATTTGAAACTGCCAATGTGCCATTGCTAGTAAATGTGCGATAGTAATAAGTTGCATCTGATGAAAGAGTACCGCCAGTTACAATCGGTTTAAGAATAGAACTTACGAAACCTTTTGAAGAAGAATTTGCAAATGTAGTTATTAATGGTGTCATTTATTTGCCTTATACAAACTTCGTTTGTGTCTCAAGAACTGTGTATGTTGGTGTTGCTGCTGTCTTGATGATTGTGAACACATAGGCATCAATTGCAGAAGCATTTCCTGCGCTGATCGCTGCTGGAACCTTTGGAGTTACTGCGCTTCCATCAATCTGAATGACATTTGGATAGTAAGGGGTTGCTCCGTTGGTGTTAAGCCATACAAGAGTGATCGCATCGCCGACTGCTAGAACTGAGCTGAGAGTTGCTCCGCTTGAATAGCGGAAGTTGAGCGTGTGGTTGGCGCTGGCATTTGATGTGTAATACCACACCGATGCAGTTGAAACATCAAAGTTGATCGTTCCTGTCGCAGCCGATGCCACCACATTCACATCTTCTTCGAATCCTTTAACAATCAAATCTGATTGTGAAGTTGCGATAGAAAGTGTGACGGTTCCTGATGTTCCGCCGCCTGACAATCCTGTGCCGGCTGTAACGCCTTCGATATCTCCAGAGGCTGGTGTTGCGAACTGTAAGAAAATCGCAGCGCTTGCACTTGTGAAACGAAGAACGCCGCCCTGATTCTGAGCTAGAACAAGGGATCCTGAAGTCGTAACTGTTGCCGTTCCTGCTGTAATCGTGCAGGTTCCTGTTCCAATGTTGATAATTGTGACAATGTCGCCGGCAGCAAACAATCCGGTATTGACTGTGATTGTTGTTGCTCCTGCATTGTTCATTGTGATTCCGTCACCGGCATCAGCTGCAACGAGAACATAAGAAGCGGTCTTTGCGTTTGCAGCTCCGCCTAACATTGCAGTTTGTTGCAGCGATGTCATTTGCGCTGCGGTCAGAACTTGACCGGTAGTAAATGTCTGCTTTGCCATTGTTGCTCCTTAATCAGTAGGAAAGCACAGAATTTGCGCCATCCAATGTTCCTTGAGTTGTCGAGTCCAAAATGAATGCTTGAATTATAGGTTCTGCTGTGAACAATCTGGTTGTCCATGTGTTGGTCGTTATGTCCTGTTGTACCCCTTGTACGAATAACTCAAGGGTAACAGAAGTGCTGCCCGGCGTGGTCTTTGTAATGTTGACCAAATCGAAAATGTCTAGACTTAGGCCTGCCACGATCCTGGCTGTTTCTGCGTCGTCTGTCAGGTTCAGCCCGATGGAATCGATTCGGAAGATTGCATCTTTGCGCGATTGCAGAATCATCGTTGCCTGATCTAAAGACTCGGCATCTGTTTGGATCAGCAGGCCTTCGCGCTTTCCTGAATGGATGAAGTAGGTTTCGATGCTGCTGGTGTCCTGCACCGTTTGAGCTGTGCCGCCGACCCGGTTGACGGTCACGTCGTTAAAGATCAGGGTGTCGTCGTAGGCAAAATCGATCGCCTGATAAGAGATTCCGGTTCCGCCGTCTGAGAAATCTGTTGCTGTCTGATCTGCCTTTTGTGCCACGGTATTGCGTGAGAGGAATGTGGCATTGCCTTCTGGATCAATGTAAAAGCCACCGAACTCGCTGTTTTCTATTGTTTGAAGTGCGTTCAATAAGTCGCGCTCGGTTCCTGGATCCGCCTGGACGGTGCTGTCTCCTGTATCAATTACGCGCATTGAACTTGGAAATGATGCAACGTCGAGCAGATTTTCCATCCGCGCCCCTGTTGTCTGCCCTGCTGAAGTGCCTGCAACGGTTGAAATTGCCACGTTAGAAAATAAGCGGAAGGCGTCCACGCATTGCAGGGTGACGGTAGAAAGGTCGTTCAATCCAACGCTGAAGTTTGTGTCGTAGCTCGTAATGTAGCCGGAATAAAGATAGTAGCGGACTGAATTGTAATCTGCCCATATTCTAATTTTGCGAAGTGGTACAAGTTTGCCGTAATAGGGAGATGCTGGATTGGAAGGGACCCAGTCGCCATTTTGATCTTCAAGAACGATCGTTGCGGTTCCTGCTTCGAATTTATTCAAGATTCGATTGCGTCCTCTGCGAATTGAAGCTCGAAGCGTGATGTCTGAAACATCGACAACGTCTGAAGGCGTATCTGCCAGGATGCCTGTGCCTAATGGCGTTGATGCGTCTCCAAGAATGAGCGGATTGCCAAAGGCCGGGCCGTTGGCAAAATCAACCGCAACGCCGAGCGTTGGCAGAGCCATTAGATTGCCACCGCTGATTTTACAATTGCCTGGCCGTTATTTTGTCCTTGAAGCAATCCGTTACGAATGGATGCAACCAGATCGTTTTCGGATGTGACGCTTCCCTGAACTGTCACATTGACGGTCGTTCCTGATCCGTATTGGGCTGCTGCCTGAGCTGCATAACGTGATCCTGAAAGCGCTGCGCTCAATGATGCGCCGCCTGCAAGTCCTGACTGGAGCGATGTTTGTGCAACCGGATCGGTGAGCGTTATCGCATCGAGCATCTTCTGATATTGCGCTGCTCCCTGAGCTGCATAGCGGTTTCCGGAGATTTGCGCCGGGGTTAGTGTCGTTGCAACGCTAGATGGCATGGTTGAAAGAATTTTCTCTGCCTGTGCTGGCGTCAATGCTTCGATCGCTGCTTTGCCCATAACTGGGCCGCCACCCCCACCGCCACCGCCGCCCCCACCGCCGCCGCCTGGTGTTGGTGCTGTTGGTGGTGTTGGTGCAAGTTTGGCTCCGACCGCTGCAAGGTAGGCGTTAAGAGCTGCGAGCGCATCGCGCCAAGACTTTGCTGCCTGGTTGCCCGGTGTTGGCCATAGGTCCGATGGGGTTACGCCATCTGAAATCTTCTTGGCGTAATCTGTTACTTCTTTGCTGGTCAGTTTCCATTTTTCCATCAAAGCGTTCACTTCGGATTGATCTAGTTTTCCGTCGTTGATCGCTTTGAAGAAGTCCAGGTACATCTCTGCTTGTTGCTTTGTGACGCCCCATTGCTTTGCAAGCAGATCGATCTCTTCTGTAGAAAGTTTTGCATCGTTTACTGCAAAGACGGCAGTCGTATAAGCGACAACGGCTTCCTGGCTTATGCCCCATTTAAGGGATAGAAGAATTACTTCCTCTGGTGAAATTGTTTGATCGGCAACGACTCCGAGCAGATCTACGTATCGCTGAATGGCTTCGTTTGCCAATAATTGCGCCCTCATGTTTTCCATGATCGCTGCAAGTTTGCGCTGTTCTTCTAGGTTGCTTTGCTTGAGAAGGTTCAGGCGTGCTGCTTCGAGTTGGATCGGATCCTTCTCTGTTGTTGGCTTTACGCCTAATTTTGCCAGAGCTGCAAGAACTGTCTTTGCCTTCGCAGCTGCTATGTCTGCTGCTGTTTGTGCCTTTGTCTTTCCTGTCGTCTTGCCGAGACCGACGTTAAGGCCTTTGAGGTTTGTTAGGAATCCTGCTGTCTTGTCATTTAAACCGTCGAATGAGAATTCTAAATCTTCGCCGGTGCTCTCTAGGCCGTCCATCGCGCTGTTTGCGCCCTTGACTGCGACATAAAGTCCACCGAGCGTAAGTGTGAAGGCTGCAACTCCGGCTGCGGCTGCGGCTACTGAAAGACCGCCGGTTGCCGCTGCCTGTGCTGCTGCTGCGCCGATGGCTGCTGCTCTGATCGCCTTGTATGCTGCCACCAGTTTGCTGATTGCTGTGACGAAAGCGATCACTTTGCCTGCCACAAATGTAGCGGCGAAGATTGCACCAAGTGTTATGAATACGTTTTTATTCTTTGCTACGAATTGAAAGACTTTGAAGATAACAAAGCCGAAGCCGACAACGGCTTTGATTGCCATTTGGAATGCTGCGACAAGTTTGTCGCCGTTTTCTTCTAGGAACTTTTGAACTGCTGGAATGACTTTAGTCGTCAGCGTAGTGAATAATTCTTCCAGGGTAGGCAGAAGCGCTGTGCCTAATGTTTCTTTTGCTTCGTCCAGGGCAATGTTGAGACGAGTCATTCTGAATTCAAATGTGTTTGCTCTTGCCGCTGCTGCTCCTGCAAAAGTCTTAGCTGTTATTTCCAGGACGGCATTGAGGTCTTTTGATTTGACCATTGCGTCTGTAATTGGAACGCCCATATTGCGCAGGGCTTTGTAGTTTCCATTCAGCGCTCTTGTTACGGCATTTGTTGCCGTTCCTAAATCAACGCTTCCGCCTGCTGAAACATCAAGGGCAAGGCCTAGAAGTTTTTGTGCGTCCGTAATTGATCCGGTTATTGAGGCGAGTTTTCCTAGCGCCGGACGAAGTTCATCGTCGACAACTCCGAAGGTTCTCTGAATCTGGTCGATGTAGGTTTCTGTCGCTGCGATCGCTGCGTCGGTTGCGCCTGTTGTATTGCGTAAGGAATTGGCCAGAAGCGTCTGTGATTTTTCGTCTGCAATCGCAGCTCTTACTGAATCTACGCCGATCTTGACCGCATATGCTGCCGCAGCTGCGCCTGCAATGGCGAACGCTTTGCCTACTTTGCCTGCAAATTTGTCGAAGGATTTGCCAAGTTTATTTATATCCCTGGCTGCTGCTTTGCTTCCCTTGTCGGAGTATTGGGTAATAATCCGGGCGACTACTGCTCCTACTGCCACGTGGTTATCCCTTCTCCTTGTTCAAATTTTGCTTTAATAATCTCTGTGCATCTTCTATCGCTTTGCGAACGTTAGTGCGGATTTTATCTGCGTCTTTGTCTACGACGGCCCAAATGCCACGTGATGCGCCTTTGAATCTTTCGTTAAGCACGCCGATCATGTTGCGGCCTGTTCCTGATCCGCCGCTGCGTCGTCCTGCTACTTCCCAAATGGCACCGGCTGCTGTTCTTTGAACAAGTGCTCCGGCGCTGGTCGTGTAATCGGATCGGACTTTGCCTTCAACTCTGGTTTTTTTGATGCCCTGGCGGATCGCTGTTGGTTCCCAGGCTGGCCATCCTTGCCCACCGCGTGTGCGGCCCTTTGCAGCTGCAACGGTGCGCCAGCCACTCATTGGTGGGGCGTCTGTAACTTTGGCCCTGGCTGCGCTTTCGGCAAGGGCGAGCTCGTCGTTGATCACTTTGTTCAGCCGACGAGCTGCGTCCTTGTCGAATTTTTTAAGCGACTCGATGGTTTCTTTGATGCCGGATATCACTACTGTTTCATCCGCCATTTTTATTAACCGCCTTTGCTCGCTCTTTCAGGTAGATCACGATCGCTTCTAATATGCCTTCTGGTGCATCTAATAAACTGATCGGGTCGATCCCTGTCTCCACAGAAACTGCTGCTATTGAATATGTCAGGCTGTCTCTGTGGATTCGGAATTTGGGTCTGTGTCCAGGGATACCGCTTCTAATGTATCCAAGAAATCAGGCCCGAAGGGTTTCACAACCTTGCCGTTTGCTCGAAGTGCAAGCCACCCTAAATAATAGATGTGCTCTAGTTTCTGCTCTTCGCCGATAAGTTTTGCGAGTCCTTTTCCGTACTTTTGTTCAAAGTCCACGATGATACGTGGACGCAACGGGAACGTTGCATCGGTGCCATCGTTTGTTTTTACTTTGATAAATAATCCATCCATTTGTTTCCCCCTTAGTTGTTTATGCTGATGTTGTTTTTGTAATTGCTCCGCTGATCGGCCATGTAACCGATGCCGTTGCTAATTCACCGACGGTTCCGTTTAGCGGAGTCCATTCTGAAATTAGCGCAGAGAATGCGTAATTCGGATTCACTGTGCTTGTTGTTGTATTGACTGGCTTTACTGAAACTGTTACGGCTGTTCCGAGTAATGGGTAGATTGTTTGTTCGACGCTGCTTGTTGCGTAGTCCTGGTGGAACTCGAAACTTACAGAGTTGTCTGCCAATCCAGCCACACGTGTCTTTGCTGTGTTTCCGAACGCGGTTGTTTCGACGATGTCGAATGTCGAGTTCAATGTGACTGACGCGATATGGTCGCTCAGATCAGTTGTACCGAATACAACATATGCATTTGTTAGAACGATTCTTGCCATTACACGACCGCCTTAGTGATTGCTCCGGTTACTGGCCATGTCACGCTTGCTGTTGCTAATTCACCAACGGTTCCGTTGAGCGCAGTCCATTCTGAAATAATTGCGTTGCATGTGTATGACGGATTGAATGCGCTTGTTGTTGCACCGTTTGGCTTGACAATAACTGCCGCCGATGTTCCTAGTAATGGATAAATTGTTTGTTCGACTTCGCCTGTTGCGTAGTCTTGATGAAATTCTAGTGAGATTGAGTTGTCTGCCAATCCTGCCACGCGAGTCTTAGCTGCTGTGGAAGAGAATGCTGTTGTTTCGACGACGTCGAATGTCGAGTTAAGTGTTACTGAAGCGACCAAATCGCTCAGATCCACTCCACCGACGGATATGAATGCGTTAGTTAGGACTAAGCGTGGCATTATGCGGTCGCTCCTTCTTTGGTTTCTTGTTTGATGGATTGTACTACTTTTGTTTCTGTGTTTGTTGCTGTTGCTTTGATGTGGTTTCCAGCGATCAGAGTTTCTGCGCTGACTCCTGCATCTTGCAATTCTTCATTTGTTAGCGTGTCGCCTTTGGTTTTTCCGCAGACGGTTTTGCTTGAGATGATCGTGTATGACATTGGTTCTCCTTATCCCCAAATTGTTAAGCGGTATCGGTAAGAAAGAAACAGGTTTCCTTGTGATTCATATTGGCCTGATTCGGCTGCTGTGACTCGTAAGGTATTTACTGTTCCGCCAAGCGTTCTATCTCCTTCGATCGCTGTTTTGATTGAGCTGGAGCCGGAACCTGCTAGGTATGCATCGAGTTTGTCCTGGCCTGCTCTTTCGGAGAAGCGTTGAACGATCACATAAACATCGACGTTTGCCTGATCAAGTCCTCGGGCGTTATCGATGTCGAATGTGAGATCTAGTTGTCCTACGACCGCGCATGGCGGTGTTACTGGCTCTGGGATCAGGTCGTATACGCGTAGGCCTGTTATGGTCTGTAATCTGGTTTTAAGGCCATCGCGGACTTGGCTTGGGTTCATTTACTTGGCCAATCCATTGTTCTTCTTAAATGGCCGCAGAAGGGTTTCAACGTCTGCGTCGAGCTTGGCGCTCAATCGGACGGTGCCTAAGTCCGGGCTTCCTGCGATCCCAAATGGCGACTGGCGTCTGGTAAATAGCCGAGCTGCCTGGATCAAGGTTGCCATGTTGACTTCGGCTGGCGTCGCTGCCCATCCCCAGATTCCGGTGATGCGTACCGATTGTGGCAAATAATAAGGGAAGACGTATCTTCCTATTGCAAGCATCCGGTTTACTGGCCATCCGCGCTGTGGGTTATTTACTGGTTCGAGCATATAGTCGCTGGTTGACCAGACGGTATCCCATGTTTGGTTGAAGTTGTCGTCGGTTGCGACTTCTGTAATTGAATAATTGTCATCCATGTTCATCGTCCACGGATCGAGTGGTGTGTAATAACGAGCTACTGGTGATTGCGTCGTTCCATTCCGATAAAAGAAGCGCCCGGTGTAGTCGTCGATCATGCGGCTTGTTGCTGTAATCGCTGCTTCTAGGGGCGTGTCGTCGACGCTGTCTGTGATCGCAAGCGATGCCTTTAATTCGGCAAGTGTGCAGTAGGCATTAGTTAGGGCCACGCTTTATCCTTCTTTCCGGTTTCGGCAGCATTGCGCGTTCTAGTTTGGGATCGGCGGTTGCTGTTTCCTTTGCCGGCTTCTGCCGGATCTTCTTAATCTTTCCAAATATCATTATGAATCTCATCCATCCAGAAACTCTTTTGATGGGGTAGCACAGCTGCTGTATTTACGTGGATCTTAAATCCGAGCGCCTTTGCTCTTCGGCAGAATAATAAATCTTCTCCGATCCATTCGCCGGCTACTGGCCCATCCCAGAACCAGCACCAATCTTTGCCCTGGTTTGGGTCTGCTACTTCGCGCATCTTCTCTAGAACGCTTCGGTGAACCATTAGGCATCCGGTTCCAGCTGCGTCAATTTCAAAGACTGAATTCTTATCGTATTTGTAGAGTGGCAGAAAACCTTTGTCTGTGTCCTGAAAGATTGCAGGTACTGGTTTTGGATAAGGTTTTCCTGCCACTCCGAATCCTGCGAACACTAAACCTGCAACGATCGGTCGTTCTTTGTCGTGGGCTGTGTCGATTAAAGCGTCAAATGCTGGAACTGTGAGCTGCTCATCTGAATCGATCATAAGAAGCCAGTCAGAATCTGTGTTATCCAGAAATTGTTTGACAACTCGGTTGCGCTGTTTTGATAGAAGTCCTGATCCCTTAATTCTTACAAATGGACCGAGTCTGCTGCTTCTTGCCTGTGCTAACTGGATGAGGCGATATGCAAATGATCCGTTTACGGATCCTGGATCGCATGATCCAATTGTTACTTTGTGTCCTGTTTTCATTTGTTCCCCCGTTTTAGAAGTGCAGAGCGAGTGACTCGGGGGGTGGGCCACTCGCCCTGCACAATTTAGTGCTTGCCTTCAGATTAGAAGGTTGGTGCGCTTAGACCTGTGCCTGAAATGATTGAGGCTGCAAGTGGGTAGCGCTCTGCTGTGTATGCGGCGTAGCCGTAAACGACAGACTTGATTGTTAGGTTTCCTGCGCCTGTTGCATCGAAGCGAAGTGCGAAAGGTGAACCTGGTTGCTCCCAAAGATGAGATTCGTTTGCTAATACGCAATAGATTTCATCCTGGTTTGTTGTTGTTCCGTATGTTGTTCCGATGTTTGCATCGGTGATGATTGGAAGTCCGAGCATCTGGTATCCGGAGTTTCCGTATGTTGGTGCTCCGCCAACGCCTACTGCGTTCATCGCGCCGTTTGCTGCTGGTACAACAAGTGGACGGTTTGTGCTGTCAACTGCTGCAAGCAAGAAGGCTAGACGACGTGGGTGAACTACCCAGTGTGTTGGTGAAACGAATGCGTTTGTCTGAATCTGTGCAATCGCATCAGCAAGCTTTGGATAAAGCAATCCGACTGTTGGTGCTGTCGATGTGAATGTGATTGCGTTTCCGCCTGATGCACGAAGGCCCTTGATTGTGCCGGCTGTGCCTGCACCGTTCAGGATCTGTGAATCAAGTGTTGTGTGCCATGACTTGATCAAGTCAGCGATTACGAATGTATCGATGCCTGTTCCGCGCTCTAGTGCCTGACGTGATACATCTTGCTGTCCGGCAATCGTACGAACATTTACTGTAAGTAGTGTGTCGTCGATGTCTGTCTCTGAGACTGCATCGTTCTGTGTAACCTGTACGGCCGTTGAACTTCCTGTCGTCATGCGAGAAATGTTCAGCGTCATTCCACTTGGTGGAAGTGCCATCTTGTTTGTTGCGAAGTCTGCGAATGGGCGACCTGCGCGTGCTAATGGAGCTGCTAATTCGACTAGGTATTGTGGAATTACAAGACCGTCAAACTGTGGTGTTCCAACATCGCGACGCTCGATTGACTCTTCACGCATGTGGCGTGCAAGGCGCTCGTTTGCTGCATAGTCATTTGAGAACTGTGCATTGAATGCATCCTTCACGAATGATGATGTTGAGTTTGCTGAGTATGTACGCTCTTCGCGTGTGACTGTTGTTCCGCCTACTTTTGGCATTGCTACGTCGGCTACTGCTGAGCGGATTTCGTTTGCTTTCGCATCTGCATCTGCCTGTGCCTTCATTTTTTCAATCTTTGAATCGAGTGTTCGTGATTCTTCAACAAGGGTATCGACCTTTGTTGTTTCATCTGCTGTTAGGTCGGTGCGGTCTTCTGAAGCTACTGCTTCTAGAACTGCATCCATTTCTGCCTTAACTGCATCACGGCGCTCGATCAACTTGTCAAGAAAAGACTTTGACATTTATTTGATCTCCTTATGAGTTGGTTTTTGCAAGGTGGTGGCGGTAATTCTCACGGCGCTTTCCGGGTGTGAGTCTCGCTCCGACTTTGTCTCTGCTGGCTTATCCAGCAGAATTCTATTTTGTATTATTTACGATTGCTTTCGCAAGTCGAAGAGAAATCTTGCGACCTTCTTCTTCGGTTGCTTCAGGTAGTGGTTCAATATAACGAAGTTCAGACATTTTGTGACCGACTAAGGTTTCTGTTGGTCGGTATCCATCGCGAAATTCTTCATATACTCGAATCAAAACCGCAGGATCGCCCTCTTCAGCTGTAATGCTAAATTCTGTTCCTGGAATACCAAGAACGCCTTCTTCCATAATGTGTTCAATGCGGCCTTTTGCAGTTCCACCGCTTGAATCCCATTCGACAAAGTCGCCAACGTTTTCACGTGATTGTTCTTCAATTTCTTCTTCTGAGCCTGTAAGCATCGCCATCATTTCAACCGCACGCATAATATATTCATGACCTTCGCTGAGATCCTCGAAAATTGTTTTTAGGATGATTAAAGATTCGCCGGTAACTTCACGGCCTTCCTTGATTGCATCTATTGCGCTTCTTAGTGCTTCGCGTGCTTCAACGCTTGTCGTTGGATATGCCGGATATGTGACGACTGAAACGTCGCCATCTGAAAGGCTGAGCTCTGTTAAAACTCGGCGGCTGCGATCCTCGCTCCATTTCTGGCGGATCACTCTGAATGCAAAGCTCATCTGGTCAACGTCGCCGCGCTCGACCAGGGTGTAAAGGTCGCGAGCTGCTTGCGTGTCTGGAAGATCTGCATCCATATAGAGGCCGGTTTCATCTTCGTTAAGTCGAAGTGTTCCGTTCTTTGTTCTTGCCAAAGGTAGGCCTTCGTGGTTGATCAAGAGGCGCACATCTGGTGTCTCTGTCAGGGTCTTTCTAAATGCACCCGGTGCGATTCTCTCAAGGAATGGAAGCGGCACGCTATCTTCGTTGAATACGGCTGCGTATCCAGAGAGGCGCATCGTTCCATCTTCTGCCTGGCGTGCTTCTACGTTCTTGATCGTGAAGGTGCGGCGTTCGATTTTTTTCATTTTGCTCCTTGAATCTTCTTCTGCATCGAGTGCGTCTATTTTTCTCTGCGCCCAGTTTTGTGCTCGGTCGCTGAAGTCTGCGTCTCCGCCCCATAACAGCCAGGCGACTAATCCTGCGCCTGGATATTGTGGATCGGATGGGTTGCTGTTCTTTGGTGCCTGGCCATCGACTTTGTGTCTAGCAAACCAGGGCGCCATTTTTCTTACTTTGTTTTCGCTTATTCTTCCTGCTGCCATCTCGCGTGCTTCACGCTTTGTTGCATCTGTGAGGCCGTCTCCGCCATAACCTTCTTGCAGATATTTCAATCCGCGTTCTGCGTTCTGTCGGATAAATGCTGGCGCACTCAGATCTACTGCCCTGCTGTTTACTTCTCCGCCTGGTTCCATATCTTCTGCAATTGATATAGCAACCATTTGATCGATTGCGTCTTGCTTTGTATCGTGGCATGAAAGAGTCGTGTATGAACCGTCGGCTTCTTCTTTGACGGTTGCCCATCCTGCGCAGTCACTTTGCTTATCGCTTATCAAATATGGCATTTTTGTCCTAGATCAGTAGAAGAAGTTCTGCGTCGTCGTTAAGCACAGAGAAATCTATTCTTGATGTTGCTTGTATTTTCATCGCGCCTAGTCGTGTCTTTGCCTTTGCCTTTATTTTCTTTGCTTGCTTTATCTCTATGTTTGGCGTGATTATGTTTGGCTGTACATAGTTTGGAAGCCCCACCGAACCAGCGGTTTGAGATCCTGGCTGTGGAATGCTTGCCTGTGCTACCAATGCTCCAAGTGGTGCGTTAGCTGCGACGATGTTGTCAATCTCTGCCGTTGCTGTTGCTGTTGCTGATCCTAACGAAGCGCTCGCTGTTGCGAACGTGATCGGTCCTAATACGTCGACATTAAGTTGGGAAGTATCGAGAACAAATTGAGCCATGTTAGCTCGCGAGCGTTAGGGATACTGTCAGTGATCCGCTTGGAATTGTAAAAGTATCGCCTGCTGTGTAAGCGTTGCCTGTTATTGCTCCGCTAAATAAGAAGTTTCCTGTCGTTGCGTTATCCCATGCTGTGAAGAATGTTGCATCTTCTGAGCCTGCGATGTTTGTCCAAGAAATATCTGCGTCGGATGTAAGTCCACCGCCTGTTGCTGCGCTGAATGAAACTGCTTGACGTGTCGTCTCTGTTGCCGGGTTGCCTGTGCCGTTTGCTCCTGGATCGCCTATGTGAAGTTTCACATACACGTTGGCTGCTGAGTAAGCGGTGGCATTGCCGACGGCGTCTAGAAATTTGTTTGCAAGGTAAGCACTTAGACCTGTTGCCATTATTCTTCCCCTTCAACAAATTCTTCAATGACTTCAACAATCAAATTGTTTTCATCTCGAATGATCTTCTTGCGAACTCGTTTGCGCTCGATTGTGTTTGTCACATTTACTGTCGGTGCGTCAACCGTTACGTTTGGCGCTTCAACATTGACTTGTGGTGAATCAAGCATAACCATTGCCGGTTCAATTGTTACATTCGGAGCTGCAACATTGACGGTTGGTTCTGGAACTTGTAGAACCATGTGCGGTTGCTCGCTTCGTGCTTCTCTTGAATTGACTTCGTAGACGCTTTGTGGGTCTGCTGGATCAATTGCTGAAATCTGTTGCAGCTGCGTAGATGGGAGGCCTGTGTGCGCCATCTCTGGTAATCCGACCGCTTCTGTTACGGCCTTTGGATCAAATCCAACCTGGATCAGTGATGATGCGATCTCTGCTCGTAGCTTGAGTCCTACATCGCGTGCGTCTGCTGCGTCGATGTTTTGTAGTGGCACTCGGTACTGATCTCCGGCTTCGCCAAGCGGTGCCAAATCTTCAACGGATCGCACGTCGTTAAGTGATAGGAAACCTTCACGGAGGCCCTTTGTGTAAGCGTCGAAGCGCTCCAGGGTGGTTCCTCGTAGAAGTGCGTCAAGGTTGAACTTGATGAATCCTTCTGGCTCTGGCAGCAATCCTGAAAGTGCTTGCTCTAAGCGTTCCAATAATGGGCGCAGGCTGTGCTGAACAAATGAAAGGTTTTGCGCTTCAACGCTGGCGAATGACATCGATCCTGCGACCGGGTGTCCTAATAAACTGATCGGAACTCGGAACAATCGGGCAATATCTTCGACGTTGAATCTTCTGGCTTCTAGCAGCTGTGCATCTTGTGCGTTAAGTGTCAGCGGTCTGAATGTTGCGCCGCCTGAAAGGATGCCAATCTTGCCGGCTCTGTATGGGCCTGTGTGTGTGATGTTCCAATCGCGGCCGATGTCGCTTGCCTGCTCTTCTGTGAGCTCGTTTGGCACTTCGATTACTCCGCCTGGATTTGCCGCGTTGCCGAAGTATGCGGCTGCGTATGTGTCTGCTGCCATCGCTGCACCGATCGTAAGTCGCGCAGCTGCGATTGGGCCTAATCCGTAAAGAGATCCAGGCAGGCGAAACATCGGAATGTGAAGCATTTCCTTGCTGGTCAAAATTCGAGAATAGGCTCCTACTGAATCGCGCATCTTGTAGATGATCGGTTCGCCTGGCCCTGGTCGCTCGATTCGAATATCTTCCGGGTGAACGCAGTAGAGCTCTCTTACTTCGTCCATGTCGTCGCGAACGGTTAAAATGAAAGCGTTGCCATGAATGTTAAGCGATGAAATAACTTGCTCGAAGAACTCCAGGCGTGTTGCTTCTGGGTTTGGCTTGTTGATCCATTCTGGCTGTTCACCGAATGCTGAAATGTATGAGATGCGGTTTCTGCCGCGTCGAACGTATGCGCCTAGTGGCAATGATGAAATCGTATCGCCGAGTAATCGCACGCAGGCATAAACTGTTGACATACGAATCGCAGAATCTGCTGTAACTTCGATTCCGGATGGTGCCATGTACGCAGGGCGTCCTGGAATAAGCGGCTCCACCCATTGGCTGTCGTTGGTGCGCTTCTCGCCTGCTTGTCGTAGTCGCTTTGATAGACTCATTAGTTAGCCTTTTCTGTGATCCAAATTAAGAAAGATCCTAGTGCAATCAATGCCACCGGAAGTGAAAGCATCGCCAGTCCTGCTGTTGCGCACGCAACGCCTACCACTTCTGCGATCAGTGAGAAGTCTATTTTTTTCATTTTGCTCCTAGATCAAGTGAGAAGAATCTTGCGACTGGTTTCTTTGGTTCTGCTGGTTGCGTTGCTCTGTCGTATCCGAAGATTGCTGCAACGGCTGCGTCGACTTTGCGCTTCGAGCTTGCTTTTGCAACCATCACTCCGCGTGATGATTGTTTGGTCACGCAGTTGGCAATGTGTCTTGCCATTCTTTCATCGCCGTCGTGCGTAAAGCTTTGGTTGACTACGGCTTCGTAGAATTTCTGCGTTGCTGGAACCATTCGCTCTGCGCTGTTTGGATAAGAAACGACTGGCATTCCTTGTTCGTCTAGCACCATGAATGTTCGCTGCCATCGTGCCGGGTCGAAGACGATCTCTTTGGTTTGATAGTTGCTGTTTCTAAATGTGTCGATGATCGTTTGTTCTACTTCTGCGACTGGAACGTGCCAGCCCTGTTCTGCATCATCTGGTCGTTCCCAAATTCCCACAACCATCAAGTGCGGTTTGTCTCCGCCGAGAAGCCAGGCGATCAGCGCTGTGCTGTCGTTTGAGAACGCTCCATCAAATGCAAGAATCACATTTTCGCCTTGTTCTGGCGTTCTGTCTGTATCGATCAACGCTTCCCATGCCCCTGTCGGAAGCCAGGCGGTTGCTGTTGATACAAATGTGTTGATTCGCTTTGTTCTGAATTCGGCTTCTGGAGTTCGAAGAACGGCGCTCTCGAAATCCTCGGCATCGACGATGTCGCCGAATCCGGGGTTTGCTTCTATCCAGAGCTGCTTGTCTCTGTGATCTGCTTCTGGTTGCTTCGGTTCCCACCAAGCAAAGAAGAACGACGGATCTACAAGTTCGCCCTTTACGAGCTTCTGGCCGTATTGATAAAGCGAATAGCAGAGGCTGTCCTGGCCGTTTGCTTGTGTCTTTACTCCTGCTGTTGTTATGCCGAGAAGAAGTGAATCGGCGCGTGCTCCGCCGGCGAGCGACATAACATCCCAGAGTTCTCGGTTTGGCTGTGCGTGTACTTCGTCAAAGATAACAATCGGCGAAGGGTTGAGTCCTTCTTTGGTGTATGCCTCTGCTGATAGTGCGCGGTAAACGGATCCTTTGTCTTTGTATTCGATCGCGTCTTTGTAAAGCGTGAACATTGAAGAAAGTTCTGGATCTAATTCAACCATTCGACGAGCTGTGCCAAATACGATGCGTGCCTGATCTCGATCGGCTGCGCATGAATAAATTTCGGAACCGTTGCCACCTAATGTCAGGGCTGATAATCCTGCCGACGCTGCGAGCGCAGATTTTCCGTTCTTTCGTGCCATGCCGATCAGGGCCACTCTGTGTTTGAAGCGGCCGTCTTTGCGTCGTGCAAGCGCGTGGTTGAGAAGTTCCTTCTGCCATTCTCGCAGCTCTATGAGTTGGCCTGCTGGTGCTGCTACTGAATCTTTGGTAACTCTGCAAACGGCTTCAGCAAATTCTGAATAAAGTGGGCCGTCTCCACGTTTGCGGTCGGCTGCGTCCACCGGCGTCATCCAACGCGGCGGCCACGATTGTATTTTCTTTTTACCCACGTGATCGCTGCATTAATTCCTGGATGCGTGTCTGTGCTTGTACTTCTGCAAGTCCTAGCCTTGATCGCTCTACTGGATTGAATGCAATCAATGAAAGCATATTGGTGATCTGGTAGTCGAGTTGTCGAAGTGCTACTCGATCTCTCCATTCGCCACCGCGAAATACTACGGCGCGTAGTTGGATTCGCTCATCCATTGTTTCGCAGAGCATCATCACTTGCTCGATGTCTGTCGTTGGTGAAATCCAGGCGCGTCCTGCTTTCCAGATTCGTTCCCACATCTTTGTGCCTTCTGGTCCTAATGGTCGAAGCGGTTCCGGTGTTTCTGTTGCCATTGGTAGCGCTATGACATTGGCCTTCTCTGGAAGTGGTCGCTTTCCAGGGTTCCCCAATTTGCGCTTTTGTTCTATTGGCTTTGGTGGATTAGGCATCTTCGCTTCCTATGAAATCGTAAGTCTTGCCGGTGAGCTCGTTGATTGGCTGCACTCCGGTAAGTTGTTGCCATCGCTTGCAGATTACATCTGCGTAGATTGGATCGAGTTCTACGATCGCTGCTTTCATTCCTAGTGAATGAGCTGCTACCAATGTGGAACCGGATCCGCCGAATGGATCAAGAATAAGCGATTCGCTGTTTGCTGAATTCTTGAGCACTCTTGTGATTAAACTAATCGGCTTCATCGTTGGATGTTCTGAGTTCCGGCGTGGGCGTGGTTCTCTGATCACCGTTGATGTGCTTCGTGCTGTTTCGATAATCTTGACGAGCTCTGTCTTGCTTAATGTGTCCAGGTCTTTAGTGGCAAAGTCTAGAACGGTTGAATCATTGAATGGGCCAAACCAGGGATGTGCTGCTCCTGGCTTCCATCCATAAATAATTGGTTCGTGCTGCCAGTTGTAATCCTGGCGGCTGAGTGTGAAGTTGTCTTTAACCCATATAAGAATTTGCTTCAGCATGAATCCGGAAGTCTTGAACGCTGATCTAAATGTCACGCTGCTTCCATCTGCGTGGCAGACATAAATTGGGCAGCCTTCTTTTGCGTTTGCATACATCGCTGCGTATGTCGCTAGCAGAAAAGATTCAAAGTCTAAGTCGCTCATTGAATCGTTTTGAATTGTCAGGTTCTCATTTGTTCCGCCGGTGTATGCAACGTTGTATGGCGGATCGGTGAAGATGCAATCGGCGAGTTTATTGTCGAGTGCCTTTGCCAAAATTGCAGCGTCTGTTGAATCTCCAACGACTAATCTGTGCGGCCCTAGAATCCAAACGTCGCCTTCGATGCTGTGTGCTTCGCGTGGCTTTGCTGGTGCTTCGTCTAAGTCGCCAGCCATTGGAATCTCTTCGACCGGAATCTTTAGAATCTCTGCGATCGCTTCTTGGCTGTAGCCTGCGTCGCTTACTAATTCTGGATCAACATTTACGAGCTGCGCAATCATCTCGCGCAATGCTTCCTCATCGTAAGTTCCAAGTTCGGCGGTTCTGTTATCTGCTAGTGCAAATGCTTTCGCTGTGCTGTCATCGTCGTCTGTCCAAACGACGGCGATCTCTGTCCAGCCGAGTTGCTTCGCTGCTTTCCATGTGTGGTTGCCTGCGATGATCGTGCCGTCTGCGTGCCGGGCAACTACTGGCTTTCGTTGGCCAAAGCGCTCAAGCGATCGAGCTACGGCGGCCACGTCGCCGATGCGTGGGTTTCCTGGCAGCGGTTTTAAATCGTCGATCGGCGTGGCCAGCGCCTGCAAGTTTTCATTTATCATTTTTCCCCCTGGTTTTTATTGTACCGCCCAAACCCCAAAAACCCCTGAACTGCGTCGGTGCGCGTTCTAG